TTGGGGTAAGATTCTCTTTAATACAAGAACAGGAATTGAGACATTTACTGCATATACATCGAATGGATATACAGGAATATCAACTTCTGGTCTTGTTAGTAGAAATATTCCTCTTAAATCAGACAACTATGTCTAAATAAGCTTATAATGGATTAGAGTGATATTGTGACAGTTAAGGGACAACCTACTGTTGAAAGAAAACGATTTTATTTAACTAACTAAATAACAAAAAGTCCTAACAAAATGGCAGCAATAATTACTGATCAACTTAGAATATTGAATGCTAAGAATTTTGTTGCCGGTATCCAGTCCAGCTCAAATTCTTATTATACTTTCATTGGTATTCCTAATGCAACGGACTATCAATCGAACTGGGATTCTAATCCTCCCACTCCGATTGATAGTTTTGAAACCTATAGTAACACATGGGATTCAATGCTTGCGTTGAAAAAAATAAATGCAAGTGATGTAAGTCAAGTTATTAGGAAAGTAACCTGGACATCGGGTACTACCTATGACATGTACCGTCATGACATTAGTAGAAATAATCCATCACAACCTTCGGGCTCGTTTGACTTATATTCTGCAAACTATTATGTAATGAATAGTGATTATAGAGTCTATATTTGTCTCTATAATGGTGCTGACCCTGAAAACAACTTTGTTGGCAGTCCTTCTCTGGACGAACCAACTTTCACTGATCTAGAACCAAGAGAGGCGGGTAGTAGCGGTGATGGTTACATTTGGAAATACCTTTATACCATTAGTCCAAGTCAGGCAATTAAATTTGACTCGACCAACTACATTCCTGTTCCTAGTGATTGGTATACAAATACCAAAGATTCTCCAGTAAGAGATAACGCTGAAAACAGTGGTCAATTAAAGGTCATTACAATCAGAAACCGTGGTGTTGGTATTGGTACTGCCAATAGAACATATACTAGAGTTCCTATTAAAGGTGATGGTAATGGTGCAGAAGCAACTATTGTTATCAACAATGACTCTAAAGTAGAAAGTATTAATATTTCCAAAGGAGGTTCTGGATATACCTTTGGTTCTGTTGATTGGGAATCTGGTGGAGTTCCTACTGGTACAACTTTACCAATTTTTAATGTAATTGTCCCACCACAAGGTGGTCATGGTGCCGATATCTACAGAGAACTAGGTGCATATAATGTTCTGACATATTCTAGATTTGAAAATGATACTGAAAATCCAGATTTTATCACTGGTAACCAGTTTGCGTCTGTAGGACTTGTAGAAAATCCATACGCACAAGGTTCAAGTTCAAATCTCACACTTGATAAGGCTAGTGCTCTTTATGCCCTTAGATTGACTGGTACTGGTTACAGTTCGGCGACATTTACTCAGGACGCATACGTCACTCAAACAGTTGGTCTTGGATCAACTGCTGTTGGTAGAGTTGTTTCATATGATCAAGTTACTGGTGTTCTGAAGTACTGGCAGGATAAGTCAACTGCTGGTTTTAATACCAATGGTTCATTAAATCCTGATCCAACATATGGATTTAATATGAATAGATTTACCAATGATATTACTACTGGTGGTAGTTTTACGATTGTTGGAGGAAGTTCTAATTTAGGTATTGATACCGCATTTACCGGCATCTCAACAGTCCTAAATAATCGTACATATTATCTTGGTCAATCCTTCACTAATGGTGTTTCACAACCAGAGTCTCAAAAGTACTCTGGAAACATTATTTTCCTTGATAATAGACCTTCTGTAACAAGGTCTTCGTCACAGAAAGAAGATGTAAAGATTATCTTGCAGTTCTAAAGAATTATGCCACAGGAAACTAATCTCAACGTTGCTCCTTATTTTGATGATTTCGATCCTCAGAGTAACTATTATAAGGTATTGTTCAAACCTGGATATCCTGTCCAGGCTAGAGAACTTAATAATCTACAGTCCATTCTTCAGAATCAAGTTGAAGATGTAGGTAACCATCTGTTTAAAGAGGGAACTCAGGTAATTCCTGGTGGTACCACATATACTTCAACATTTTATGCAATTCAAATCCAAGAAGAATTTCTTGGAGTTCCTGTTTCTTTGTATCTTGACCAATTGATTGGTAAGAATATTAGAGGTAGAGATTCTGGTGTAACTGCACAGGTTGTAAAGTATATTACAAATGAAGAATCTGATAGAGGTAACTATACTTTATATCTGAACTATTTTGATTCTGGATCAGACTCTGAATCCAGTGTATTCGCAGACAATGAAGTTCTCATAACAGATGTCAATATTAACTATGCAACCACTTTCATCTCTGCTGGTGAAGGATTTGCAAACACTATTACAGGAAGTGCATCAGCTAAAGGTTCTGCATTTAGTTTGAATGATGGTGTATATTTCTTGAGAGGTACCTTTGTTGATGTAACCAGCTCTGTCCTCATTCTTGATCAATATAGCAATAAGCCTAGTTACAGAATTGGTATTCAAATTCAAGAGAACATTGTTTCTTCTGATGTTGATCCGACTCTAACGGACAATGCTCAAGGTTTCAATAACTATAGTGCTCCTGGTGCAGATCGTTTTCAGATTAAAACCACACTTACCAAGAAATTACTTAATGACTTTGATGATTCCAACTTCGTTCAAATTGCACTAGTTGAAAACGGTATATTAAAGAATAATGTTAATAAGACCGATTGGACTCTACTGAGACAAGAACTTGCCAGAAGAACTTTTGACGAGTCAGGTAACTATTACGTTAAAGATTTTCAGGTTTCTACAAAAGAAAGTCTTAATGATGATCTAGGAAACAGAGGTGTTTATACTGTAGGTCAGTTGACTGCTTCTGGAACTGAACCAAGTGATGATCTAGCACTTTATAAAATTACTCCCGGTAAGGCTTATGTCAGAGGATATGAAGTAGAAACTAGAGGAACTACTCTTATTGATTGTCCAAAACCAAGAACTACAAATACACTTGAAGGACAGTCAATCAATTTTGGTTTTGGTCCATCATTCGAATTAAACAATGTATTTGGATCTGCAAAGATTGGTTTTAACACTACAAATACTCTGAGTCTTAGAGATAATAGAGTTGGGACTGCAGCCACAGTTGCAGCAGGAGATGAAATTGGTATTGCAAGAATTTATGACTTTGCTCTTGAATCTGGTTCTTATGATAGTTTAGTCCCAACATCAAATAAATGGGACATTTCGTTATTTGATGTTCAAACATATACTAAGATTACTCTTAACGAAGAATCTACCCTTCCTGTTCCAACTTTTATAAAGGGTTCCTCAAGTGGCGCCACTGGATTTATTAGATATCCAGTCAGTGTAGGGACTGCAGTCACTGCGTACAATATTAAAGGTGAATTCTTTATTGGTGAAAATATTGAATTCGATGGTGTAGATGTCAATAATAGATATATAACTGATATTAGATCTTATGGAACCTCTGATATACAGTCGGTATTTGGTATTGTAGGTACTGGCCAAACATTCTCAGCAGACTTAATTCCTCAGTCCGGTAGAGTTATTGGAAATGCAAATATTACTGCGGCAGATGTTGTTACTGGTATTTCTACAGTAACAAGTCCTCTTGTATCTTTTACTGGAATTGCTACCGCAGGTAATCTGGTTAGATTTACATCTTCATCATCTACAAATATTCCGACCCTTGCAAGAATTACCGAAAATAGTGGTACTTCAATTCAAATTACTGGTGTAACTACAGTAGCAGGTGTTGTTGATGGTGGTTTGCCATCCTCTGACATATTTGTCAATGATATGAATCTGGTGAAGATTAAAAACCAGAAAAATATTAAAAGTGGTAACCTAACTACAAATCAAACACTCTATAGTGTTCTGGAAAAAAGAAATATTGAGTCTGTAAACCTTTCATCATCAAGTCTTATTGTAAGAAGACAATTTGATGATATCACCATTAGTGCATCCGGTGAGACTAATGTCGTAACTACAGGATTTACAGACCAAGTTTTTCTTTCATTCGATGAGGAAAGATATATTCTGATACGTTCTAATGGATCCACCGAAGTTCTGAGTCAGGACAGGATGATCCTCACAGACGGTGGTCAAGATCTTCAATTTGTTGGTCTTTCTGGAGCAGATACTGGTGCAACTCTTATCACAACTGTCAGGAAGAGTAATGTTACCTCAAAGATTAAGAGTAAGTCGATTTCAAATCAACTTATTATTGACAAGTCAACATTGGCTGCCTCTGGTACAAATGTAGGTGGTGCAAATACAACTCTTGATGATGGTCTTATCTATGGCAATTACCCATTTGGAACTAGAGTTCAAGACTCTATTATTTCACTGAATACTACGGATGTAATTGAAATCTATGGTATTTTTGAGTCTGATACTAATGAGAATCCAGAGTCACCAACAATGACTATTGGATCTATGAACGGCCCAACTAACACTACAAATGATCTCATCATTGGTGAAACTATTGTTGGTGAAACTAGTGGAGCCAAAGCAATCTATTTGGTCAGAAACTCAGATACGAACATTGGATTTATCTACTTGAACGGTACCATATTTGCAAAAGATGAAATTGTAACCTCTAGTCAGTCGGGTGTAACTGGTATTGCAGCAGATATCCTCAAAGGTTCTACCAATGTATCAACTGAGTACACATTTGATAATGGTCAAAGAGACAGTATATATGACTATTCCAGAATTACTAGATTAAGTCGATATGATGCTCCAACCAGAAAACTGAGAGTTTACTTTTGTAAAGCATTTTACGATTCTACAGATACTGGGGATATTACAACTACAAATTCTTATAATTCTTTTGATTATACCTATGATATTCCTCAAGTTGAAGGTGTAAGAACTACGGATATTATTGATGGTAGACCAAGAGTTTCTAATTATTCTGTACTAGAAAATTCTAGGTCACCATTTGAATTTTATGGTAGAAGCTTTGACCATAATCAACATAGTTCAAAGTTTGTTCTTGCATCAGACGAATCAATAACACTCGACTACAGTTACTATCTTGGAAGAGTTGACAGAATCTTCATTGATTCTAATTCCAAAATTTCTGTTAAGTATGGTGTTCCTTCAGATGAACCTAAACTTCCTGATGATACTAGTGAGGCAATGAATATTGCCAATGTATTCCTTCCTCCTTACCTATACAGGGCTGAGGGTGTAAGAATACAATCTATTCAACATAAGAGATATCAGATGAGAGATATCTCCAAGTTAGAACAAAGAATTAAGAATCTTGAGTATTATAGTTCTCTGAGTCTTTCTGAGACCAATACTTTGAATCTGTTTGTCCCTGATTCAAATGGTCTTAATAGATTTAAGAGCGGTGTTTTCATTGATAACTTCTCAACACTTCAACCTCAAGACAGTAAAATTGGAGTTAGAAACAGTGTTGATACAAAGACAAAGACACTTAGACCTTCTCACTATACAACTGCAATCAATCTTGAGATTGGTTCAAATGCAATTGCCGGTATTGGTACAACTACAAACATAAATCAGGATTCTAGATTTGCAACTGTTGTTGGTGAAGGTATTAGAAGAAAAGGTCAAACTGTAACTCTTGATTTTACTGATACTGAGTACTTTAGACAACCATTTGCAACAAGAGTTGAAAGTGTAACACCTTTCTTGATTAAATTCTGGAATGGTTCTATTGCTCTTGAACCAGATGTTGATATTTGGATCGATGTTAACAGAATGGAGACTCGTGAAGTTGTTATGGAAGGAAACTTCTTATCAACTGCAGAATCTCTTAATGCAGAAATCACAACCAATGAAGATGGTTCTAGAATTGGTATCACACCTGTTCAATGGGATTCTTGGGAAACTACTGGGGTTAACGTAGAGACTACGATTACACGAACTCACGATCGCTGGTGGGGATGGCCCTATTATAACCGCTGGTGGTATTGGGGCTGGTGGGGTGGCTGGCGTCGTCGTAGAAATACCACTACTACTACTTCAACTACTACAACTCTCGATCAAGAGAGAAGTGGATCCCAACAAACTATTATTGAACAGATCGATACTGAAACTCTTGGAGACAGGATTGTAAGTAGAGAGATCATTCACTTCATGAGACAACGTAACATTGAGTTTACGGCAACTAAATTGAAGCCATTCACTCAAGTTTATCCATTCTTTGATGAAGTGGATGTAAGTAAGTTCTGTTGTAACAAACTAGTTGAAATTGAAATGGTCAGTGGTTCATTCAACCCTGGAGAAACCGTTGCTGGTGTTATGCCAGAGTTCTTAACGGCAACTCTTGACCAAATTTCAACATTACCGTTTGCAAGATTTAGACTTGCCGTTGCGGCACATAAGTATGGTCCTTTCAATAATCCAACAGATTTCTATACACAGAATCCATACGATAGAGATAATCTTCTCCCCGAAACATATTCAGAAACAACTACAATTTTGAATATTGACACATTTAGTCTTCAAGATGAGAATATTAGTCAGTTCACAGGTAGAGTAAGACCTGGAATGCTTCTCTTTGGTGAGACAACTGGTTCTGAAGCCAGGGTAACAAATGTAAGATTGATTACTGATAGAGTTGGTACTTTGATTGGTACTTTCCAGACTCCTAGTGCTGATGATCCTAAGAACCCTGTGTTTGAAACTGGAACATCTACATTTAAACTCACTAGTGATTCAACTAATAGTCCTATTGAAGGCCTGGCCACAACTGGGGCCGAGGAACCATTCTACTCTGAGGGTTCTATTGACAATACTCAAGAGACAACACTATCACTAAGAAATGCTAGAGTTGAAACAACTGCCGAATTCACAGAACAGAGACAGTTGACTGACACCTCCACATCAACAACTACTACCTATAATAGAAGAAGATACTGGTGGAACTGGTGGTATGATCCTCTAGCACAAACATTCTTTGTTGATGATGAAACTGGTGTATATCTAACTAAAGTTGATTTGTTCTTCCAAGCCAAGGATAATGATCTTCCTGTTACTATTCAGATTAGAGAGACAACTATTGGTACACCTAATCAGACTATTCTTCCTTTCTCGGAAGTTGATTTAGATCCAAGTAAAGTCATGATTTCTGATGATGGTAGTGTTGCTACCACATTTGAGTTTGATTCTCCAGTCTATCTGAATGGTCAGACTGAATATGCCATTGTGATCATATCCAACTCTACAGAATATACAGTTTGGATCTCTAGACTTGGTGAAGTTGAAGTACAGACTTTGGGTGCTGAGTCGGGTCAAGTTTTGGTATCTACTCAACCAACACTTGGTTCACTATTTAAGTCACAAAATGCAAGTGTTTGGACACCATCTCAGTACGAAGATCTTAAGTTCACTCTTCATAGAGCACAGTTCAATACTCAAGGTTCTGTAAGTTTCTTCAATCCCGAACTTCCTAGTTCTCTTTCTCGTATATCGAGAGACGCCATTACAATCAACTCCAAGACGAGTAATATTGGTATTGGAACAACAATTCAGGATCCTGAATTGGCTAATGGTAACCTTGTTATCCAGACTGGTTCGGATGCATCCGGTACATTGATTGGTCTGGCGGGT